AACAACACTCCGTCATGTCGCCCTAAAGCAAGTACGTCAAATACACCGCCAACCTGTTCAACAATTTCTTGTAGGTTCATTCCGCATCCTTCCATGTCCATCCCAACAGCAAAGTGGTGAACCAGCGCTGTATCCGTGATGGCTTGTGATACATGCCAAACCTAGTGTGCGGGGTTGCTTGCGCGTACAGAATCCACCAGCCCACAGGCTTGGGTGGCTCATACATTTTGTACGATGGTATTTCCTCAGAAAGGTAAGGCCAGCCAATCATTTCGCATCCCTCGCTTTCAGCATTGCGTCTGCGTATGCGTAGGCGTTCTCAGCAGTAAATTGCTTCATTTCCTCAACGCTGTACTCCAGCCCCCAATACTCTTGTTGTTTACGGTTGCCCATAACTGCTTGCATAGCCAACCCAGCGTAGTGGTCACGCAGGGTCATGTCGCGGGCGTAGCCGCCTGTCTTCTCCATCCATGTGGGGTCGATAGGCGTGGTGTCTTCTTTCATGCTTGCTCTCCCATCAGGAGGTTCATGATTTTGTTCTTGATGCTGTATATAGCTTCTGATGCCGCGCCATAGTCCGCTTCCGCTTCCATGCGCATAGAGTCTGCCTTTCCCATGTCAGCCCCAGCCTTTTGCCTTCGCTTCGTCTCTGCTACAAGTTGTGCCCGTAGCTCTTCCAGTTTTTCAAAATTCATACCTTCTCCTCAATCGCTGCGGCCAACTTGGCCTTGCGCTGCTCGTAGATGGTGTCGAACACAATCAACGCACCCGCTCTGCTGATAGTGCCGTCCATCATCCGCGTGATGATTGCGGCCAAGTACGCTGGCGGCATCAGCGTTCTCATCAGTTGCCACTTTTGGTCTTCAGTCATCTGCACTCCTTGGTGAACAGCGCCCGTGCGGTGAAGCACTCAGGGACGTACTGGTAGTAGTGGTAGGCGTACCCGGCCACCATCAGGGTTGCAACGAACCCAATGGCCGCACAGGCAAGGGCACACAGGTTAAGGATGGTTCTCATGCTTCCTCCATCGTCTCGTTGATAGCTTGCAGGATTTTGTAAATGTGGTCAATCTCTTCGGCCACCAGTTGCCAGCGGGGCACAACATTGCCGATGCTGCCGTCAACATTGAAACGCATGACATCGTAGTCAGCAGGTAGCCCCCGCAGTTCACAGAGCTTGCGGGCGGCTTTCTCGCGGTTGAGCGGTGTCATCCGCCCACCCCAATCTGGTACGTCATGCTCAGGTAGTGGTTCTGGCGCTGGATTTGCAGCCACTCGATGCGGCGGGCTTCCGCCTCCTGCTCTTCCCAACGCTTGGCACCCTGCTCAATGAGGCGCTGTGCGTCTTGTGCGACCTGCTTGTCAAACTCTGCTTGTGTCATGGTGTTTCCTTAGTTGAGGGGCCATAGCCCCGTGAGTTATTAAACTGGCTGGCCCTTGAACATACGCACTGCAAGCGCTTGATGACCAATATGGGAAAAACTTGCTTTGATGTAAGAGACTGCATCAGCATGGGTCATTTGTTGCAACTCCGCAATGATGGGCTGGATTGCATTGCAAATTTCTGCTTTGCTTGCCATGTAAGGAGCCGCAGCCTTGTGTGCCGCTGTAGCAGCGTTTTCAATACGTTGAGCAAAAGTCATTTTGTTTCCTTGGTTGCCTGCGGATTGCAGTGAGGTTATTGTAACAAGAAATTAGACCTATTCGGCGTTTTGTAAAAAAAAGTCTAAGTAGTTTCCCTAGTCTTTAAGATTACATCCACTTCTTGGATTCTTTTGCCAATCCATCCCATCACCGGGACAGCCATTGAGTTGCCTAGCGCCTTATATCGAGGCCCATCAGGGGTTGCCTTGCCCTTTGGTTGGATGTCGGTGTACCTGTCAGGGAACCCTTGCAGGCGCTCACACTCCACGGGAGTCAAACGGCGTACTGCCATTGCTGGTATTAAGGTAATTGGCACATTTCCACCGCCAGCACCATAGGCAGCTGATACAGTTGTGCATACATCTCCTAATTCCCGTACCCTACTGTCTTGGCTGTGCAATTCATAGACGGGTTGCGCCACCGCCATTGGATTCTTGGCTCCCAATGTTTGAGTCATGTCCACATCAGTCTGCGGGTTTGACATCTGCCCACTGAATGCAATGGGTTGCAATATCGCCGTACCTCCTTGATGCATTTCTGGATTGCTTGCAGATGCATCTAAAGTCTTCGATGCATGGGCATCAGTGACATGAATATCATCTTTTAATGCGCCTTTACCCGGCGAGATGTTGTAAGCAATGGGTTGCGCCACAAACAAACTTCCATTGTCAGCGCTGGCATTGCCATTCCATTTTGTTCCATAAGCGGCAGTCAGACAATCTGCTGTTTCTTTGAAAGGCATTGGTTGCGCCACCGCATGGCTATGCCCTTTGGTCAATGTGTAGCTAGGTGCGCCGGGTACAAAGTCACCCATGCTATGCTTATCACCTCTGCCAATGTGGTTCATGGTGTCAATTGGAATAGGTTGTGTTGCTAACAAATGTCCCTGCTCTGCATCCTGCACACTTCTGCTTTGGCATGTTCTGGCGCAAAGGCTACCGACTGAAACCACTTGTGAATCGTAGTTGCCGTTGTGACCTATTCCTCTTCCGGGTGTTCCTTTGTCAAGGGTTCCTGCGACATCGTAGTCACTGATAGGAGTGCCTGATGCAATGCTGGCGGCAAAACTTTTTCCCTTTTCTCGGCTCGGCGCAGGATGCCCCTGCAGGCTGTAGCGCTCAAAAAGTACCGCTGCGGCAGGTCGCCAGTCTCCAAAGTATCCGACAACGAACACACGTTTGCGTCGCTGTGCCACTCCGAAATATTGAGCGTCAAGCACCCGGTATGCGAACCCATACCCGAGGATTGCCAACCCTCCGAGGAAGGAACCAAAGTCCCGTCCTCCAGCGGAGGACAGAACGCCGGGGACATTCTCCCAGACCAGCCAGTTGGGGCGATATTGTTTAGCAATGGCAAGATAGGTAAGCATGAGGTTGCCACGAGGGTCATCCAGTCCTTTTCTGAGTCCTGCGACTGAGAAAGACTGGCATGGTGTTCCTCCAACGAAAACATCAACATCTGCATCAGGCCACTCCTTAAATTTGGTCATATCGCCCAAGTTGGGCACGGTTGGGTAATGGTGCTGTAGCACCTTGCAAGGGAAAGGCTCAATCTCCGAATAAGCCACCGACTCCCATCCTAATGGGTGCCAAGCAACACTCGCTGCTTCAATCCCACTGCAAACTGATAGAAATTTCATATATGGTCTTTAGTGCTTGAGGTAGTCCAGCAGGCGCTCTAGGATGTCCGTGTGCTGGTCATAAGGGGGTAGGCTCATCTGCTGCTCAAAGGCGTGCAGGATGAACCCCACGCCTGCCTCAAAGCCCTGCTCGTACTCGGTGGGCGGTGGGGATGCCTCAGTGGGTGCCTTGCAGTTCTGGTGGGCAGCGGTGAACATGTCCATGTGGGCCAGCATGTCATTGATGGGAACGGGCATTTTGGGCGGGGACTGAGTAGCCTTGCAGTGCTGGCACTCGTACTGGCCCGTCTCAACGTGGATAACAATGTGGTCGGTCATGCTGTGTACTCCAATGCTTGCAGGTTGCTGATGCGGGCGTTGATTCTGGTGACCGTATTCTGGAAGTCGGCCATTACTTTTTGCTTATGCTTTTCCAGAGCGGCAATCTGCTGGGCGCGTGGGTCGTAATCTTCAGGAACATCGACTTCAACATCGCGTGGGCCAATGTAGGTTCTGCCATCGTTGTCATCCAGCTTGCAGCTAAAAAGCTCAAACGTCCCCCGCTCGTCAAAGTCATATTTTCTGTAGTGCAGATGCACGGTCATAGTGGTTTTCATGGTGTGTTCTTTCTGGGGCCGAAGCCCCGTTGGTTAATTATTTGTTGGGAGTGACGCGGATGTCTGCACGGCCAGCTTTACGGTAGGTCTTGAGAATCTCTTCGGTGATGCCGTAAGCTGCGCACAGCTTGGCGTAATCAACGGTGCCAGCCACGGGAATCAATTGAACGGTGACGCTGTGCATTTCGCCTTGGAAAGGGATTGCAACGCCTTTGGCGTCCTTGGCAGACTCACCGTACTTGTTGGCGATGGCGTCCTTCATTTCCTTGACTTGCAAGGCCAGTGCTTTGGCTTGCTGGTCAAGAACGTACAGTGCGTCAATGTCGCTGGTCAGGGATGCAACGACTGCGGAGATTTCGGTTTGAGAGACTTGCATGGTGTTTTCCTTAGTTGCCTGCCTTGCACTATTGCTTGGTCAGTGCCTGAAGTGTAACTGAAAATTACACAGAAAACCATCTCCCTCAAAAATATTTCACAATTTTTTCTATCGGATTCTCAAACCGATTAGTTTTTTCAATTCTGCTCTGGTGTCCTCCAGAAGCTCTGCTTCCCCGTAGCCGTAGTGCTTAGGGAAGCCCTTCGTGCCCAGCCCGTGGATGCCCGTCTTGCCCCGATGATGCTCAGGGCACAGGGGTATCACATCCATGTTGCTGGCGCGTCTCCCAGCCCCTGTCCCGGCCCTTGGGTGGTGGAGTTCTGCCGGGGTGCCTTCGTAGCCCATCCTTCTGCACACGGCGCAGCCAAGCTCGGCCACAAGCGACATGTGACGCTGTTCGTCTTTGGTGGTCATTTATTCTTCTTTGGGCGGGGGCAGTTTTCCGGGACTAACACCACGCACCAGATGGCCTCTGGCGGGCGTTGATGACGGCCCAGTATCCATCGGTCAATGTAGGCGTCCGCCATCTTCTTGAGGCAGCCTCTTGCCACGCGGATGTCAATGCCCGTTCTGGCGCATATGTCGGACACGCTCAACCCGTCGGAGTGTTCCAGCAGCAGCGCCCGGATGATGGGCGGCTTGGGTTTGTAGCGCTCGTTCACTGTGGTGGTGTGCAGGTATGGATAACAGTCAGGTCTGCCGTGCGCTTGCCGCACCTCTCGCAGAAGTTCCACTCCCGCCCAGCCAGTGCTGCCTTCTTGCCGTCGTGGTAGCCCGAGTAGTATGCAATGGTCAGCATCTCAGTCTCCTGCGCTGGCTGTGGTGCTGTGTATTCCTTGGGGAAGGCTGTGCGGTACTTGATGTACTCCTCGTGGAATTCGGAGTTGATTTTGTCCATCGCTGCTTGGCGCTTGGCTTGAAAGCCACCACCCCACGCACCCTGCTTGCGGGCAAGTTCGTCGAATGCTTCATCTTCAGGTGTTTTCATAGCACCCCGTTCTTCAGCGTGATGCAGGTGCCCTCAAGCTGAGTAATCATTGCACTGCCCTTGAGGGCCATCTTGCGCAAGTTTTCTTTTTGCGACTCCACCGCAACACGGCACTCAGCCTCGCGGGTGAAGTATTTCATCGACTGCATGAACTCACAGTTGCCGTTCATGCACACGAACAGGATGGGGATGTAGATGACTTGAATCATAGGTATTTGTTCGCGCAGATTACGTCAATCACTACCTCGGTGTAGCGGCCATTCACCATCTTGCGGGCGTAGATGATGCGAGGTCGGAAGTCAGCGCTGCGGCACTCGTGCATGGCCTCAATCTGCTCACCACGGGTCAGTGGATGGGCATCTCGCTCCACAACCAAGTTCTGCCCCATCGGCTGCGATGCGCAACCCACCAGCACCAGCGGTGCCAAAATAATCAGCTTGTTCATGTTGCTGCCTTTCCTTGCGCCTCTTGAGCTTTGATTCGCTCATAACGGTTCATAAAGTCAACCAGTGCCTTTGCAAACTCTTGGTCTTCTCCAACAATAAAAGCCGTAGCGCCTGTTTCAGAGTCAACGACTGCTTCCGACAAAGCACCGCCCCAGCTTTTTGGAACTTTGACCATGTCAACGTGATAAGTTTTCATAATGTTGCCTTTCCTTCGGCGCGGTCATTCGCGCATTGTGTTCGCCAGATTTCCACTCGTGCTTGTGCGCCAATCAAGTCCCAGCGCAGCTTCTCTTCAACCTCCACAGCGGCCCTCAAGCCGTCCAGTAGCTGCAAGTAGTCATGATGGGCGTATGCGTCCCGCTCCTGTGCTGCAATCACCTTCTCGCCACTCTTCTTCATCAGGATGGCCTTCAGGCTCTTGCGGTACTCCTCAATGTAGGTGCGCTCTGCTCTTGCCTTGGCAAAGTGCTTGCCGTGGACAAGGATGTAGTCCACCGCCTCATGTGGGTCAACTTCTCTCATTCCATCTCCTCAATTGTGATTTTCAGCATTCCGCCGATGTCGGGTGCCCAGTAGATGCGCAGGTCGTGTATCTGCGAGTCGTCTTCGTACACCCCGGCGTGGGCCAGCGAGTCCAACGTGGCCTTCAGGAGGTTGTCTAGGTCGCGTCGGCGGTTGTCCGGGCGGTAAGCCTCCACCGTAAGCTGTAGCGGCCCGTCAAAGTGCTTCTGGGCACGCTGTATCAGCATCTGGTCGGCCACAGCCTTGCGGTATGCCCGGCCATCAGCGGATATGAGAATCCGCCCGCTGACGTTGCGCCAGTACATGTTGACCGATGGAGGCCACGGCAGGGTGATTTGCAGGGGCATCATTGGCGCTGCTCCGGTATGCGGTTGCGGATGGCATCGCCAAGCTCTTCGATGTTGACGCACTCGTCGGCCATCTTGGCGCAGGCTTCGCGCTCAAGCATAATTGCCATCATGGTGGCCTGCATGGCGTAGGCCATGATTTCCTTCTTCACATCCTCAAGTGCTTCACTGAACTCCTGCTGAGTGAACAGGGTCTGCCCCTGACTGAAGATGTTCTTCCTGAACGGATTTTCTTGCATTTATTTGCTCCTGTTTCATTTGCTTTACCAACTCGTCAACGGCTGGCTTGCCCCTTGACTTCTCCATTCTTTCCTTGAGTCCACACCACCAAATTTGCGTTTGGTTGATGCCAACCTCGCTCACTTTTTTCTTGAACCTTGCTATCCACTCTCTGGCTTCGCACTCACGCATATGCTGAATAACAGCCGGGTCTTGTTGTATCCGCACATGGTCTTCCTCTACCCATATGGACATTTGTTTCTTGGCGCGTGGCTTCCTCACCCCTTCACCTTCGCAATCAACTCAGCGATTCGCTGCTTGTTCTTTGCCATCTGCTCGGCGGTGAGCTTGTTCTCCAGCCGCAAGGTGTCTGGCTCAACATAGCAGCGGCGCAGCAGGGACAAGAACTGTGGCAGGGTGGGTGGCTCCTCGGGTAGCTGCTCCAGCGCACGCTTGATTGTTTCCGCGCTGGTGCCAGCCATCTTCTCTGACCAGTGGTTCATGGCGTTGACCACACCAGCGTCCGTACCATCGGCCAGAACCTGACCCGTCTTCCACATGTTCAGGAAGCGAGTCCCGTAATGGCCCTGCATGGTCGCAAAGACTCTCTGAATCCAGCCTTCAGGTAAGCGCTGCATATGCACCCCGCTCGTCTCCGAAGATGGCCCGTGCTGCGCTCAATTGCGCTGGCTGGTACTTGGGCGAATCTTGGTTGGTCAACCACTCAGCCTTGAACCCAGTCCACCCACGGGCGCAGCAGATTGACAACGCAGTCTCTAGGCTTACAGCAGCCTTCTGGGCCTCGCGCTCAATACCCCGCAGGGCAGTCTCAGTCATTGGGCTTTTCTTTGCGTTGCGCAGCTTGATGAAGTCACGCCATACCGCATCAGAAACGCCGTCAGGCGTTGTATTCTTTGGTTCCTTTACAGGTTGAACTTCCTGTTTTGTAGCCAGCTTCTGACCCACCCCCCGGTCAGCTTCTGACCTACCCTCCGTCAGATTCTGACCCACCCCGTTGAGCTTGTACTGGTTCGGGAGAGAGACCCCCTCCATCGACTTGTGGATGATGGTCAAGTAGCCAGCACTTTGTAGGTCGAGGAGATGACCCTTGAGGGTTGATACGCCCATCGCGCACTCTTGCGCTAGGAGCTTGTGGGAGGGGTTGCACTGGCCTGTGTGGCCGTTGCTGTGGTTTGCCAGCATCAGCAGCACCAGTTTCTGTCCTGCGCTGGTGCAGGGCTGTTCTATTGCCCATGTCATTGCCTGAAAGCTCATTTGTCACCTTACGTTGTTGGCCGTTACTAGGAGACAAGGCAGGACGGTAACGAAACGTCTTTTCGGGAGCTAACCTAGCCATGTCGTAGTTAGTGTAACATCAAAATAAATCAGGACGCAACTCTTTCTTTTTAACTGCCCTGCGGGTGTACTGTTCGATTTGTACAGCAAGGGCTGCACTGGGCCTGCGGGTGCCAGCTATCAGCAGGGCAAGCCACGTTTTGGTCACGCCTAGCTCCTTCGCCATTGCGGACTTGGCTCCACGGGGGAGTGGCTGGAAATACTCGACGAGTGTCATTGGTGGAATCCTTTTTTTAACACCCCATCATACCATACGAAAAATATTTTTTGAAAGATGTCGAACCTCAAGTTAAACATGCTATAGTGCAGTCCTGTTTAACTTTCTGGAGCGTGTTGTGAGTGAATACGAGGAGCTTGTTTCAGAGAGGCAACAGGTGCTTGAGCAGGCCATTGACCGGGCCGAGGCAGGCAAAGCAACGTGGGATGACTGGAACCTTATCCGGGCAGAGCTTGGAGTGTTCCGCAACCCATTTACCAACTTGAACAGGAGTGAAACATGATAGCGACAGACAGCGGCGGCGGCGACTTTAAGCCCGTACCAGCGGGGATGCACCTTGCACGGTGCTACCGCATCATCGACCTTGGCACCCAGAAAACGGAGTTCCAAGGGCAAGTGAAGAT